AGATTAGAAAAACTAGCAGACGACCTTATGAACTTATCGCAAGATGAGGCTCAACAACTGCAAAATATCATAAAAGCAAAACTAATGCCTGAAGTAGAAAGGCAAAAAGGATTGTTAAATGATCAAATGCAGAAAAACCCACAGATGATGAATATGGGTAGACAACAACAAATGGCACCTCGAGCAGCTACGCAGCGAGATGTTAGAATGCAAGGACTATTACGATGAAACTATTGAAAAAATATATTCAAAAGTGTAAAGACTACATTAAGAACATAATAAATAACTTTAAAGGAGAATAATTATGCCAATGGTAGGAAAGAAAAAGTTTTCATACTCAGCAAAAGGCAAGAAAGCTGCTAAAGCTTATGCCAAAAAGACTGGTAAGAAAATGAAGAAGAAGAAAGGCTATTAATGTTAGTAGGAAAACAAAGTAGACTTCCAATGGCTTTACAAAAAAAGATTGTAAAAGCTAAAATGAAGAAGAAAAAAGCAAAAAAAGGTAAAAAATAATGAAAAAAGCACTTGTCAAATACTCAAAACCAAAAGCTTTTTTATCCAAAGCTAGAGTTGTAGGTAAAAATATAGTTAAAAAAGGAATTAAGTTTGGTGCAATCGGTGCAGCTCTAGGTATTGGTGCGTATGCAGCAGGTGCTTCTTCAAGAAGATATGCTAAAGCTCCAAAACCAGGAGAAAGCAGAAATCTTGGAAACACAATTTTAGCAAAACCTGATAAAAGAACTTACTATTTATAATTATGACAACAAGAGGCGGAAAAAGAGCAGGAGCTGGTAGACCAAAAGGATCTACATGTGCAAAGAAATGGAAGATGCTTGATGATTTAGCTATCAAGTATAACCATTCACCTTTGGACTATATGTTAGCTGTGCTTAATAATCCAATGTCATCTCCTGAAAGAAAGATGATGGCAGCAGAAAAAGCTGCACCTTACGTTCACGCAAAATTAGCTACGACTACGACAAAACTTGGATCTGATGGCCCAATCAAAATCAATATCAAATGGGGAGACGAGTAAACAGGAAACTAAAGATATAGTTATTCCTTATACACCTCGTCCTTTACAGAGAGAAGTACATAATAATCTTAAAAGATTTAATGTATTAGTTTGTCATCGTAGATTTGGGAAATCAGTCCTATCAATTAACCAACTGATTAAGACAGCTATAGAAAAACCAATGCGTAAATGTGCATTTATAGCACCAACGTATAGACAAGGTAAATCTATTGCTTGGGAATATTTAAAAATTTATACAAAACCACTAATGTATTTAGGTGGTAGTAAAAACGAAACAGAATTAAAAATAGAATTATTTAACGGATCTACGCTTCAGATATTTGGAGCAGATCACCCTGACTCATTACGAGGTGTTGGGTTTCATGGAGTTGTGATGGATGAGTTTGCTATCATGGCACCTAGAACCTGGACTGAAATTATACGTCCAGCAGTTGCTGACACATTAGGATGGGTAATGTTCATAGGAACTCCTATGGGACATAATCAGTTTTGGGAAGTTTATGATTTTGCACAACGAGGAGCTAAGAACTGGTTTGCAAAAATGTATCGAGCATCAGAAACAGGTGTAGTACCTGCTGAAGAATTAAGAGATGCTCAGTCTATAATGACTGAAGAACAATATAACCAAGAGTTTGAATGTTCTTTCACAGCTGCTGTAAGTGGTAGTTATTATGGAAAACTAATAACCAAAGCTGATAACGAAAAAAGAATTGGGAGTATACCTGTTGAGGAACACGTCGGTGTTGAGACATGGTGGGATTTAGGGATCGGGGATTCGACAGCTATTTGGTTTATACAAAGAGTAGGTGAAGAAATTCACGTCATAGATTACTATGAAAACTCAGGTGAGTCTTTAGCTCATTATGCAGATGTCTTAGAAGATAAGAACTATGCTTATGAAAGACATATCGCACCTCATGATATTCAAGCAAGAGAGCTTGGAACTGGTAAATCTAGGTTAGAAGTATCTCAGGAACTAGGAATAGATTTTGAAGTAGCACCTAAATTAGAGGTTGATCATGGCATAGAATCTGTTAGGAATGCTTTACCACATTGTTGGTTTGATAGAGAAAAATGTAAATTAGGACTAGATGCATTAAGACAATATCGTAAACAATGGGATGAGAAGAACCAAGTTTTTAAAAATAAACCTTTGCATGACTGGTGTTCACATGCAGCTGATGCGTTTAGATACGGATGCGTACATGATCCGATAGATACATCAGACTGGCAAAGACCCATAAATGTAGATTATAAATATATCGTATGACAGAAGATCAAATTATATCAATATTAAATAGAGAGCTTAGAGCATCATCAGGTTACATTGGTGGTGAGATAGTTACACGTAGAAGAAAATCATTAGAATATTATTTAGGTAAACCTTTTGGTAATGAACAAGAAGGTAGATCTCAAGTAGTGAGTACTGATGTTTCTGATACTATAGAATCTTTAATGCCTTCTCTTATGAAAATTTTTACAGCAGGAGATAATATCTTTCATTGTGAACCTGCTGGGCCTGAAGATGAAAAGGTAGCTAAACAAGCTAGTGATTATATTAACCATGTTTTCTATAAAGAGAACAGAGGTTTTTCTGCTATTTATACAGCGTTCAAAGATGCACTTGTACAAAAGAATGGTATTCTAAAAGTATACTGGGATGATTCTGAAAAAACTACAAGAGAAGAATATAAAAAATTAACTGATGATGAATACAATCTTCTTATTGCAGACAAAGAAATTTCAGTAACAGAACATAAAGAATACGAAGAAGAATTTGAAGATGACAATGGTAAGGTAGTAGATAAAATAAAATTCCATGATGTTGTTATTCATAAAACTAGAATGTATGGTCAAGTTAAAATTGATCCAATCCCACCTGAAGAATTTTTAATTGAACGTAGAGCTAAATCAATAGAATCAGCTAACTTTGTTTGTCATAGAGTTAATATGACTAGAACTGAATTAGTTGAAATGGGTTATGATAGAGATTTAGTTTATAACTTACCTACTGGTGATGCAGAATATTATTTAGAAGATAGACAAGTAAGATACCAAGATACAGATTTTTCTGCACCACAAGATAGAGGTGATAATTCTACAGACGAAGTTTTAATTCATGAATGTTATGTAAGATTAGATCTTAATGGTGATGGTAAATCAGAACTATTAAAAATTTGTCTTGCAGGTACAGGAGCATATAGAATATTAGGTATGGACGAAATTGATTCAATACCTTTTGTTTCAATGACACCAATTATTATGCCTCACAGATTCTATGGTAGATCTGTTTCTGAACTTATTGAAGATATACAATTAATTAAATCTACTGTTATGAGACAGATGTTAGATAACATGTATCTAACGAATAATAACAGAATAGCTATTCAAGATGGTCAAGTAGCTATGGATGACCTATTAACAAATAGACCAGGTGGTATCGTAAGAACTAAACAACCACCTGCTAATGTTATGCAGGTTATGTCAGCTCAACCTATTACGGAACAAGCATCAGGATTATTAAACTATTTAGATTCAGTAAGAGAAGCAAGATCAGGTGTTACAAAATCTTCACAAGGATTACAATCTGATTCTTTAAACACAGATACAGCTACAGGAATGAATCAAGTATTAACTCAATCTCAAATGAGAATGGAGTTGATTGCAAGAACATTTGCTGAAACTGGTGTTAAAGATCTAGGTATTAAAATATTTGAATTACTTTGCAAATATCAGCAAAAAGAAAAATTAGTTAGAATTAGAGGTGAGTTTGTTCCTATGACTCCATATGAATGGAGAGATAGAGTTAATCTTTCTGTTAAAGTAGGATTAGGTACAGGTTCAAAAGAACAACAACTTATACTTCTTAATGGTATTCTACAAAGACAACTACAAGCTATACAACTACAACAGAATGTATATGGCCCAGTTGTTAATCTTAAAAATATTTATTCTACATTACAAAAACTTGTAGAGAATGCAGGTCTTGGAAGTGTAGAACCATTCTTTATGGATCCTGAAGTAGGTGCTGCACAAATGCCACCACTTCCTCCTAAACCACCAACTGAGTTTGAGAAGGTATCTCTAGCACAAGTTCAAGGTGAAAACCAAAGAGCTATATTAGATTCTGAAGTACAAATGAAGAAATTAGAAGCTTCATTAAGACAGAAACTATTAGACTTTGAGCTTCAAGTAAAAGAAATGGAGCTTAAATATGGTACTAAAATAAATGAGCTTGAAATGCGTAACAGATCTATGATAGAACAACAACAAGTTAGACAATCAGGTGATTTGTTTAAAGAGATAATGAAAGGTCAAAAACAATTCTTCGATGGCAAAGGATCTAAACAAACAGATTTCACAAGGGACGAAAGCCCAGCATCTACTGGACGATCCCCTAATGAAAGAGGCGTTTGATTATTTAAAAACTCGTTATAGAGAAGAAATATTCAACACGTCTTATAGTGATCACGATCAAAGACAAGTTCTTTGGATGGCCTATAATATGGTCGAAAAAATCAAAGGACATCTTGAGTCTGTGATGAATGAAGGCAAACTAGCTGCCAAAGAGCTAGATCAACTACAAGACTTAACTAAGTAATTAGAAGTCTATTTCGCCAATCCAATTAAGGAAGCGATCAACCTAAAAGGAGAATCTATGCAAGTAGATAAAACAGTACAAGGTGCTGCTGACAAAATATCAGGATTACTGAATCCTCAAGAAGGACAATCAGAACCTGAAAAAAAACAGACAGAACCACAAGAGCAAACACAGGAAAAACCAGTTCAAGAAACTGCACCTGATGTTGTTGAAGAAGTTAGCCAAACCGAGACTGAGGAAGCTAAACCTGAAACTGAAAGCTCTGAAATAACTGAGACAGAACAAACTGAACAACAAGAAATACAAGAACCTTCACTCCACCGAGTCAAAGTACAAGGTCAAGAGTTAGAGGTCAGCTTGGACGAATTGAAATCAGGTTATTCAAGAGACTCAGATTATAGACAAAAGACTCATGCTTTAGCTGAGGAAAGAAGAATCCTTGACGAACAAAAGACAAGTCTTAGTCAAACGTATGACAGTAAGCTAAAAGAATTGAATGATTTAATTGGTGTTGCCAATACATATATCAGTCAATCATCTGATGTTGATCTTCCAAAATTATATGAAGAAGATCCTACTGCTGCTGCTAAAATAGATTTTCAAATGCGTCAGCAAAGAGAATCTTTTAACAAGTTAAAGCAACAAGCTGAAACTGTTAAAGCACAACAGTATAACCAATATCTAGATGAACAAAAAAAGTTAGCTGCAACTAAAATTCCAGAATTTAGTGATCCACAAAAATCAGTAACATTCAGAAATCAGATGAGATCAACTCTTGCTGATTATGGATTTAATGATCAAGAAATTGGTTCACTAGCAGATCATAGATTCCTTATGGTTCTAAAAGATGCTATGGAATTTAAAAACCTTAGAAGCAAACCTGTTACTGCTAAAAAAGTAACAACAGCTCCGAAGGTAGTTAAATCAGGAACTCCTAAAATGGACGATTCTAGACGTGCTTCTGTTAAACAAAAAATTGGTAGATTGAGAAAGTCAGGTAAACTGAACGATGCTCATTCTGCTATTCTTGAAATAATCTCAAAAAAATAGGAAAATAACATGGCACAACCAACAAACACATTTGATACGTACGATGCAGTAGGTATCAGAGAAGATCTACAGGATGTTATTTACTCAATTTCTCCAACTGAAACTCCTTTCATGAGTGCAGCTGCGAGAGAGCAAGTAAAAAATACATTCCACGAGTGGCAAACAGATTCATTAGCGGCTGCTGCAACTAACAATGCAGTAATCGAAGGTGATGAAGCTACTCTTGATGCATCAACTGCAACAGCTAGAATTGGTAACTACACACAGATCATGGATAAGACTGTAGTAATTACTGGTACACAAGAAGCTGTAGACAAAGCTGGTAGAGCAAGTGAACTTGCATACCAAATCGCTAAAAAATCTAAAGAGTTAAAAAGAGACATCGAGTCTACTTTATTAACTAACCAAGCAAGAGCAGCTGGTAACTCATCAACTGCTAGAACATTTGCTTCTATTGGTGCTTGGATTGCAACTAATGATAACTTCGATGCAGGTGGATCATCTCCAACAGCATCTGATGGTTCTGACGCAAGAAACGATGGAACTCAAAGAGCTTTAACTGAAGCTATGTTGAAAGACGTTATCAAAGGTACATGGAACTCAGGTGGTAACCCATCTGTAATCATGGTAGGCCCATTCAACAAACAGAAAATCTCAGGATTTACTGGTGGATCTACTAGATTCGATGCTTCAGAAGATAAAACTTTATACACTTCTATTGACGTGTATTCTTCTGACTTTGGTGATTTAGAAGTAGTACCTAACAGATTCTCTAGAGATAGAGATGCTTTAGTCCTAGATATGGACTACTGGTCTGTAGGGTTCTTAAGAGACTTCACAATGCATGAACTTTCAAAAACTGGTGACTCAGAAAAAAGACAGCTATTAGCTGAACTTACTTTGATCTCTAGAAATGAAGGTGCTTCAGGTGGAGTATTCGACTTAACAACTTCATAATATATAAATACTTGGGGGGAGTAATCCCAATATATACTTCCCCCAGTATCAATCTTGACTATGAAGTCTTATGGGATTATAGACGGAACGTAGAAGGAGAATAAAAATGAGAACATTAAACGACTATTTTTTAACAGCAAAAGTTACTGACATTAGTACAGCAGGATCTACATTCGTAGCTGTACCTGATGGTGGTAATATTGTTAAAATCATAACAACAATTAAGAATGCTATTACAACAGCTAATGCTGCTATAACATTTGAAATTGGTGGAACTGCTGTTACTAATGGCGCAATCACAGTTACACAATCAGGCTCTGCTGCTGGTGATGTTGATACATCTGTACCAACTGCTGCAAACAGAGTAGAAGAAGATGGAACTATCGAAATTATTTCTGATGGAGCATCTGCAACTGCTTGTGAAATGATTGTTACATTCGTAATAAGAAGATAATTAATTAGGGGGGTGGCAACACCCCCAACTAAAGGAGAAATAAATGCATATAGCAATGAGACCAGTTACAACTATAAAACTTGCTTCAGGTGGTTCATCTACACAGACTGCTGCTTTTGAAGCTAACATAGAATACGTTAGAGTAATATCTGACGCAGATGTTCATGTAGAATTTGGAGTTAATCCAACTGCTACAACATCTAAAATATTTTTAGAAGCAAAAAGTTATGAATATTTTAAAGTTTCACCTGGAGAAAAATTAGCTGCCATTGGTTCTGCCAATGTTTACGTAACTACATTAAGTGAATAATGTCTATACTAAGAGATCAGGAATCTGACGGAACTAAATACTTCGTAGAACCTGATGGAAAAATAACAGTTAAAAGATCACAAGACGTTAATCCTATTCTACAAAAGAATAAAAGATTATATAATCTTAATGATGGTTATTCTCAAACAAAAGATATTAAACGTGTAGCTAGTATTCCAACTATGGTTTTAGAACTATGGGCTAGAGAATATAATGGAACTAATAATTGGTGGAGAATACCAAAAGAAGAAAGAACAAAAATTTTAAAGTTAAAATTAAACAGTAGCGAATATCGTTATTTTAGAACAGCATCAGGAAGAATGTAATGGCATTATCAACATATACAGAACTTAAATCATCAATAGCTAATTTCTTAAATAGATCAGATCTTTCAACTGAAATACAAGATGATTTCATTAAGCTTGTAGAAGCAGACATGAATGCTAAGTTAAGAATTAGACAAATGGAACAAAATGATGATGTTACTATTAATGCTGAAACAGTAACTGTACCAACAGGATTTATTGCTGTTAGATCATTTCATATATTATCAGCTGGTACTAAATATCATTTAGAATACATAACACCAGGAAACTTGTTTGAAATAAAAGGAGGTTCGACTTCAGGTATGCCAAGAACGTATACTGTAGAGTCAGATAATGGAACTGAAAGTTTTAGATTTGCCCCACAACCTGATACGAGTTATACAGGTAAGCTTCAATATTATAAAGCTTTTACTGCTTTGTCTGATAGTAATGCCTCTAATTATATTTTATCTAGCCATCCTGCTATTTATTTATATGGCTCCTTATATCATGCTAGTAATTTTATCGGTGGCATCGACCCTAACCAAACGCAACAATGGCTAGGTATGTATTCAGCAGCTCTTGAGAGATGTGAGAATAACGATAGACAAGATTCATATGGATCTGCACCTGTTGTTCAAAGAACAGATGTAAGTACAGATCTATCATTCTATAGGAGAAAATAATGCAAATACCCTTTGGAGAGTGGCTACCTGATCAACCTAAACATTTGAATCCAGGAGCTAACGTAGCAACAAATGTATATTACGCATTAAATTCTTATAAAAGATTTCCTTCATTAGTAAACTATAGTTCTAATAATATGGGAGCTGATGCTAGAGGTGGTGGATCATTTAGAGATAATGCTGGTAATGTATTTAACTTTGTTGCAAAGAATACAGACATCTATCAGTTAGATGGTGGTACATTTACTTCTAGAAAAGGATCTCTTACAGGCACAAATACAGACTACTGGACATTCACACAATTTGGTAATTATGTTATTGCAAGTAATGGTGTTGATGCACCTCAATATTATTTAATGGGAACATCAACTAACTTTGCTAATCTTTCAGCAATAGCTACGTCAGGTAGTGTTCCTACATTTAGAGTTTCAGGAGTTATTAGAGATTTTTTAGTTACAGGTAATCAACCTACAAATCAAAATAGAATACAATGGTCAGGTATTAATGATATTACTACTTGGTTATCAGGAACTAAACAAGCTGATCAACAAGATCTACCAGGTTCAGGTGGTGAGATTGTACATATAACTTCAGGCGAATATGGATATGTCTTTAGACAAAATCAAATCATTCGTATGGACTATGTGGGTGGTGCAACAGTATTTAGATTATCAGTTATATCTCCTAATAGAGGAGCTGTTTATGGTAAGACTGTAGCACAAGATAATAGACGAGTTTTCTTTTATGCTGATGATGGATTCTTTGAAATACAAGGTGATAATGTTATTAGTATAGGAGCTGAGAAAGTTAATAGATTTTTTGACCTTGATTTAAACAAAGCATTTTCTGATAGAATATGTGCTGCTGTAGATCCATTTAATCAATTAGTTTTATGGTCATATCCTTCAGCATCTAATACATCTAATACTACAGGTATTTGTGACAAATTAATTATTTACAACTATTCTACTAAAAAATGGTCATTAGCAGAGGCTAATGCTAGCTTTATATTTAGCCAGTTTGTAGGTGCTTATACAGTAGAGCTTATGGATATTATTTCTCAAAACCTTGAGAATATTAATATAGCTCTAGATACTGATTTTTGGTCAGGTGGACAAAAGCTTTTAGGAGCTATAAATAACTCTTACGAAGCTGCAATTTTTAGTGGAACTGCTAATGAATCTGAGATAGAGACTTCAGAAGTTGAAATAGTTCCTGGTCATAGATCTTCTATAACTGGTGTTAGACCTATAATAGATGCAGAAGCTACAGTAACTATTAAGACTAGAGATAGATTGGCAGACAATGCTACAGAATCTAGCTCAGCGACTATGACAAATAGTGGTATTAATCCTGTAAGACAATCAGGAAGATACTTTAGAGCAAATGTCAAAGTACCAAGTGGTACGATATTTAATCATGGTCAAGGGATAGATATAACATTTGTTAAAGCAGGTTTAAGATAATGAAATTTATTTTAGGTTTAATAGAAAAATATTCATCTAAGTTAAATGTTTGGGCTTGGAATAAAAGATGGAATAAACGTGACAGATAAAACAGATATAGATAACGTAAGATATAGTTTTGAGACACAAGAGTTTTTTCAAAGACAAATTGAAGAAGCTATTAACACATTAATTAACGAAAAAAATACAGAAAATAATAAAGCATATGCTTGGTTTATAGGAGAATAAAATGGCAGGTATAAAAGATTATAGTACAACAGCAGCAAGTAATACTTCAGTAGGAGGTGTTTCTATAGCTGAAGGTATGTTACCTTCAAATATTAATAATGCATTTAGAGCTATTACTGCTGATATTAGAGAATGGTTTAATGATTCACAATGGGTAGAATATGGTGATGGTAATGGAGCATTTACAGCTGCATACGCATCTGCAACTTCTTTTACAATTGCAGGAGTTGATGTTACAGGATTTTATCATGCTGGTAGAAGAATTAAATTAACTGCTTCAACTCCAGGTACAATTTATGGAACAATATCTAGTTCTACATTTTCTACAAATACAACAGTTAATGTAACTTGGGATAGTGGATCTTTATCTAGTGAAGCAATTTCAAATTTATATGTAGGTATTTTATCTAAAACTAATGATGCTATTCCAACAGGTATTGGAGCAACAAAAATTGCTGATGGTTCAGTATCAGATGCAGAGTTTCAATATCTTAATGGTGTTACTTCAGCTATCCAAACACAATTAAATGCTAAACAAGCAACTATTACTGGATCTGCTACAACAATAGATACAGAATCTTTAACAGCTAATAGAGCTGTAATATCTAACGCATCTCAAAAGATTGCAGTATCAGCTACAACAGATACTGAGTTAGGATATTTATCAGGAACTACATCTGCTGTTCAAACTCAATTAGATGCAAAAAATGTAAAAGCAAATAACTTAAGTGATGTTGCTTCAGCTTCAACAGCAAGAACAAACTTAGGTTTAGCTATAGGAAGTGATGTTCAAGCATATGATGCACAGTTAGCTGATATTGCAGGATTAACTCCAACAGACAGTAATTTTATTGTAGGTGATGGTTCTAATTTTGTAACAGAATCAGGAGCTACTGCTAGAACTTCTTTAGGGCTTGGAACGATTGCAACACAAGCAGCAAATAATGTTGCTATAACAGGTGGATCTGTAACAGGTATGTCCACACCTTCATCAGCATCAGATGTTACTACAAAAAGTTATGTAGATGATTTAGTTGCAGGACTTAAAACAAGAATTATTTGTAGAGCTGCTACAACAGCAAATATTGATTTAACAGCAGACTTACAAAATGGCGATACATTAGATGGTATTACACTTGCTACAGGCAATAGAATATTAGTTAAAGATCAATCAACTGGATCACAAAATGGTATATATACAGTTGTTGCTTCAGGTACAGCTAGTAGAGATACAGACTTTGATACTACTGCTGAATTAGCTGGTCAGTTAGCTATTATTCAAGAAGGAACATCTAATGGCGATAAAATATTTTTATGTACTACAGACTCTGATGCTTCATTAGGATCTGATACAATTACATTTACACAAGTACAACCTCAGTTTACTGGAACAGTAAGTTCAGTAGCTGTAGCAGATTCAGGTTCTTCAGAATTTACAGTAACAGGTTCTCCAATAACTACATCAGGAACAATTAATTTAGCAGTTAATAGTATATCAGCAGCTAAAATTGGTAATGGAGACGTAGATAATACAGAATTAAGTTATGTAAATGGAGTAACTTCAGCAATACAAACACAAATAGATAATAAAGCTGGAGCAGGATTTGCGATTGCAATGGCAATAGCATTATAATAAAAGGAGCAATATGGCACAAAACTTTAGACGATACACAAGCAATGATGTAGGCACAGGAGCTGCAACATTATTTACAGCAAACAGTTATGATACTGTTGTTGGAATATCTGTAGCAAATGTAACAACATCAGCAGTAAACGCATCTGTTTACATTAATGATGGATCAAATGATATTTATCTTATCAAAGATGCACCTATACCTGCTGGTTCAGCTTTACAAGTATTAGATGGTGGAGCTAAATTCGTAGTTCAATCAGGTGATGCTTTAAAAGTTATTTCTGATACAGCATCTTCATTAGACGTTTGGGTATCAACAGTAGACGATATTAGTTCATAAGGAGAATAACAAATGGGATATATAGGTAAAAAACCAACATCAGTACCATTAACATCAAGCGATATTGCTGATGGTATTATCTCTACTGCTGATTTAGCTAACACAGCTGTAACAGGAGCAAAGGTAAATACAGATGTTATTTCTGCACAGACAGCACTTACAGCAGAACCAGCTGATACAGATGAATTTCTAGTATCGGATGCTGGAGTAATTAAAAGAATTGATTACAGTTTAATTAAAGGTGGTGGTGGCTTAGTTCTTTTATCACACACAACTATTTCAAGTTCTACAGCCAGTGCTGCATTTACTTCAGGCATTGATAGCACTTATGATGCTTATAAATTTGTTCTTTCAGGTGTAAGACCTGTAACAGATGACGTAGATTTTCATGTATTATTTTCGGTTGATGGTGGATCAAGTTATCTTAGTGGTAATTATAAGTATTCAGTAACATCAAGAGATTCAGGTGCAAATGTAGAAGATGGAAGCAGTGATAGTGCTAGTTTTATATTACTTACAGGTGATGATGTTGGAAATGAATCTGATGAAAGTTTTAATGCAGAAATGGTTTTATATCATCCATCAAATACTGCTTTTCATAAGCAAATAGCTTTTCAAGGTGTTTATTACGATCATGCTTCTCTACCTAATTACTTCTTAGGAATGGGAGCAAATTCAGGTTCTGTTGCGGCAGTAACTGGTATTAAATTTCAATTTGCTAGTGGCAATATAGCAGAAGGTAGTTTTACAATGTACGGAATAGCAAAAGCATAGGAGATA